CCACCGGATTCAGCAGCCCAATCATTTTCTGCACCTGTACCGCCACCGCTGCTTGTGGTGCTATTAAAAATGGAAGTTGCGCCTTTTGTTGCGCGAGTGTAAACATTTGTACCGCTATTATAATTACCGCCTGTACCACCCGCGCCTACTTTGACGCTGTAATTTGTAGCAGGATTAAGAGTGCTAGTAGAAGTCCGATAACCACCTGCACCGCCACCACCACCACGGTTTGTACCACCACCACCGGCTCCGGCAACAACCAAGAACTCAACATTTAATGCAATTCTAGCCTTAACATCCATTGCCCCTGCTGCAATATTGCCAATCATTATGCGACCGCGCCCACAACTGTCCACGCATCCGTTGCAGTTTTGATGCAAACTGCTGTTTTGTATTGGGCAAGTGTTGGGCTGGCACTTGTTGCACCGGCACTTGTTACTGTGGTTGTTCCTGGTGTTACCGCGTTAATAGTTAGCAATCCTGCGCCTGAATTAAGAATAGTTATTGCAGTGCCAGTGGCGTAGGCCAAAGTTGCATTTGTCGGGATGCTCACGGTTTTAGTTGAGGCATTTGAAGTAATGACAAGTGCCTGATACTGGTCAGCCGTTGCAAGGGTATAAGTCGCACCTGATTGCGTGTTGATCGTGTAAGTAACTAGCCCGTTAAACATTGCAGCACTAAGCACATCACCTGTAGCTGCTGGAAATCCTGTTGCCATTTACTGCTCCTTTGTGGTTAGTATGATAGTACCGAAGTGCCAAGAATCCCGTATTGACTTGACCCCACAATGAAACTGTCAATCACGGGTTCAAGAGTTGTGAAGGTTGTCACCCAAGTATTCGGCGTGACTGCGTGAGATACACCAAAGATCTGTAATGTCTTGTCCAGTGTGCTGGTGCCAGATGCTGCCGGTTGCGTGCTCTTTACCGTGATGGGGTCAAAATAATCTAACTCCAGTGCAGCTGTAACACCGGCCGTGCTGGTCGTATTTAAATTAAGGCTTAACATATCCGTACGCACTGCCGTTGCTTGGCGGCTGGCAATATAGGCCCTTACATAATCCAGCGCGACCGCATCTGTCTGCATAATTAAATCCGTGCGGTTGTAAGAATGCTTGAAATAAAGGGCAATGCTTTCGGCATTTTCGGCTGTCTGGGCCGTGCCACCAATTCGCGTGACGCTTCCAGAGTTGTAAACCAAATCATCATTGAACAAGAACTTAACTTGTGAATAAGGGATCCCGCTGCCATCATCTGCAAACACCGTTGGTGTAGCTGCAATGCTTGATGAGGTAAAAGCGCGGTCTTGGAATACCATATTGCCGCTGGCATCAATGTAAATTGCGCCATATTCTGAATCCGTGCATTGTTGTAATTTGGCAAGGGCTGTTGCTGAAGTTGTCGGATTCGCCTGAACGGTGGTCGAACCTGCATCTATATTACGCATTGAGGCTGGCCAAAAAATGCTGTTTAAAATCTGCCCAATCCTTGTGCCACTCAAATCACCGGCTGAAGATCCTGCAACGGTCGTGAGAGTGGCTAGGTTGGCAAGTCTGAAACCATCCACGGCTGTAATTGTGGTTGTACTGACAACGCCAACATCACGGCTTTGTTGATAGTTAAATCCGGTGGTGTAACCCGCAAACATTGCCCATACGATTCCTGTTGCTGGATCTGTGGCACTAATTGTAATCTTGCGTAAAGGTTGGATAAGACCAAAAAAAGGACTGGCCGTGTTCTCAGGGTTAAATGCGCCTTCTTGGTCTGCAATCACAACACTGCAAGTACCAGTTTGGAATACATCGCTAAGTGCGTTACGGCCTCGGTTAATATTAACCGCCTGCACTGTGTCTGATACATCAGCGGTGACGGTTGCACTATCGGCCAAGATATTTACGCCAAGCACACCAGTTCCAATAATCATAGCCTGACCAAAACTTGGACCCGAACTAAAGTTAATGACTACCGCTATTGCAGGCAGGCTCATCCAGCTGCTCCACCTGCTGTTGACCATCCGTTACGGTTGGCCTCTTGCACTGCTCTTTGCACTGATTCATAGAACTCATATTGCGTACCGATATTTATGCCACCTTGCAAGTTAACCGTGATGCTTTGCGCGTTAGTTTGTGCGCCTCTGGGCTCCATTAAATCAATCAAATCTTGGCTGAAGGTTGGTGCTGTATTTGTGTTTGGCATTGTTGGTGCAATTGATGCTTGCGTTCCAGCATTTGTTCCTGTCGGTGCAAGTCCAGTGCCTGCAAATAATCCACCGGCATAAGTAATAATCGGCACTGGCAACTTGGCAATCTTTGCCAATGTGCTTTCAACATCTGCAAGGGCTAATTTGTTAAAATTGATTGTGTCTTGCAAAGCTGAAATCTTGCGTGATCTTTCAGCTGCATCCGCGTTGATCTTGGCCTGTTCTAAATCCTTAAGGGCTGTTATATCGTCATTCTTATCTTCTGTTTTAAGGGCTTGCATTGCTAAAAGGCTTTTGCGGTCTAGTTCGCTAATATTACCCTTAAGTGCTTCGGCAATCTGTATTGAATCAATGTCAAACATTGC